CCTCCCTGCCGTACTGGTGAGAAATATCATCCAGNCTCCGGGGCAAGCGTGGCGGCCAGCTCTGTCCCGTGTGCCTGCATAAAGTCATTCAGCCGGTTGCGGATACTGATGCGCTGGACCGCTTCATGGGAGCGGATATAGCGCCCGGCGGCCTGATTTATCTCCCATTTTTTGACATCGATAATGTCGCGTAATTTCTGCATTCTGCCCGGTATACGGTCATCCCCGGCCAGCACCTGTTCCCGGTATTCCTGCTCTGCGGCCGCCAGTTCGGCTTTACGGTTCAGCCAGGCGGTTTCGTTCTTCTGACAGGCTTCAAAGGCCTGCTGTAGCGTAAGGGTGGTCATGGTCAGTTCTCCCCTGATTAATGACGGTATGGCGAGCTGTAGCAGCCCTGCACTTTACGGGGTGCCGGGGGTGTGACCGGCTCCGCGACAGGCGGCGCTTTCTCCGCCGGGGGCCGGATAACCTCGTCGATGGCTTCAGTGGTGCGGAACGTCGCTGAGCACTCAATATTGGTGCACTGGTGATAGCGCTGTTTGACGTTCTCCGACAGATAGCGGGAGGTGCGGGCATGCGCCGACTTTTTGCAGAACGGACAGTGCATCATGGCAGCAGCCCCCGCGCTTTCAGGTCAGCCTCGCGCTGACGGATTTTCTCCTGCCAGACTTTTAGCTGGCCGGGCGTGCTGGCGGCGTCGTGGTCCATGTGCGGAAGCGCGACGGCCGGGAAGCCGGTCAGGGAGAGCACCGGCTCATCCGCTGGCGTGACGGAGAAGTCGCTCACTTTCCTGGTCAGGAAGGTCACCACCTGATGCATAACCTCTTTCTCCGGCTCGGTGTACCCCTGATGGCCGATGGTGTTGGCGAGCGGGTTTGCCATCACATCCGCTTTCAGCACCATCGCCCGGACCAGTGGCCCGAGGGTGTCGTTCAGCGCGCGGTCGAGCTCTTCCTTAGCGTATTCAGACAGTACGGCATGATGCGCCTGGCGGAATGCCTTTGCGGTGCTGTTGCAGGCGACTTTCAGCAGGTCACGTTCAAAGGCCAGCACTTCGGTCAGGTTGTCACATTCCTGCGCCAGCTCACGGCGGGCCACGCGTTCGATATGACCGCTTTTCAGCTCATCGGTCAGCATGGCACCCCCGGCACGGAAAGCGGCGCGCCATGTGCGGGTATCGCTGCCGTTGTCCTGCTCCAGCGCCGCTTTCTGCTCCTCTGCGCGGGTGATGGCCGTCAGGGTATCCTCCATCCGGCGGGCCTGTTCAAGATGGGCCGCTCTGGCTGCGGCCAGTCGCTCCAGCGCCGGTTTCAGGTAATCAGGGATAAAGGTGGTGTCGGTCATGGCAGGTTTCCTCGTGATTTCAACATGAGGTGATTCTGCCGGGGCACACACAACAACACGACCTGTTGCGGTTGTGGCAGTTCTGGCACAAACAGGACGTCAAAACCCCGGCTTGCCAGAGAAAGGTCTCAGGAAAAGCATACTCACCGTTTGTTTTTTTACTGTTAACTATTCACCACTGTTCACCATAAGAAAAAATATAAGTAATACAGTAAGATAAAGGGTGAACAGTTGAGGGGGGTGACTGTTCACCCACTGTTCACCACTGTTCACCCTCGGTTTTCGCAGTGACGATATCACTTAGACTTTATTTCGATTAATAGATAAATATTTATAACCAAAAGTAATAGATATTGTTGTAATGTAATGCAGTGATTTGCATCTGTTTGCCAACGTTTGCCACTGTTTGAGTCTGAGAAAAGTCAATGTTTGTTTTCCCGAAAATCTCACATGACCCGAGAGAAAATATAAACATAATAGGGAGCTACCCGAGGCCGGACGGACACGACCGGCACTGTATGGACTTTATGAGGTAGCCCGATGCACACCGCTTTTTCTTCCCCGTCTTCTGCCCCTGCCGCGCCGCTGATGCCGGTTTCTGATGCCGTTCAGGAGCGCTTTATCCGTCTGCCCGAAGTGATACATCTGTGCGGGCTGTCCCGCTCCACGATTTACGACCTCATCAGCCGGGAGGCTTTCCCGAAACAAATCTCCCTCGGCGGAAAAAACGTGGCGTGGGCGCAGTCAGAAATCACCGGGTGGATGGCCGACCGCATCGCCGAACGCAACCGGGGCTATGACGCATGATGATGCCCGTTCCGCAAAAAGCCCCTTTTTCTGGCTTGCTTCCCTTCGCCGTTTCCAGGTATAGTTTTGCCGCTGTCGCAAAATCGACAGCCGGAATTGGCGTTCCGAATAACTTCAAGGCGACACGACACGCGCCATGCGTGTTTTTTTATGTCGTTGCTCAGGCACACCCATTTTCAGGGCTGTGGTGTTTATTCGTGCACCAGGGTTCTTTTCTGATAATGGTAGTCCGGGCGGGGCAGCCTTCGGGCTGGCCGGTTCCCTTGAAGGCCGGTTACGCCAACCCCGCTCGGGCTGCCACCAGTGAAATTGGCGTTTCCGGTGGTAGTTTTTCAAACTACTTCAAGGAGGCTGCCGTCATGGCTACTATCCTCACCCCGTCACACCCGCAATTTGTCTTTGTGTTTGCCGCCGTCCGTCGCGCAGACCGTCAGCCCCGTATCTGCATGCTCCGCGCTGTCGCCGGGGATGAACACACCGCACGCCTTTCCCTCGTCCGCGATTACGTCCTCTCGTTTGCCGGTCGTCTGCCGGTGGCGGAGGTGCGCGCATGAAACAGCCCGCCATCACCGTCAAAGACCTCGAATGCCTGGAGCACCTGCGTAACGTCGGTCAGTTCGTCGGCGAGCTGATGCAGGTGCAGGACTGTACTTCCCTGCGTCATGACCCGACCCAGCAGTTACAGCTCACTTCCGTGATTTACCTCATGACCGCCCAGCTCGACGGCGTGGTCGAGCGCTGCAACCACCGCTGGTTCACCGGGGAGGGCAACGTATGAAAACGCCTCTGCCACCCGTATTGCGTGCCGCCCTGTATCGCCGCGCTGTCGCCTGTGCCTGGCTGACCCTGTGCGAACGCCAGCACCGCTATCCCCACCTCACCCTCGACGCACTGGAAAGCGCCATCGCTGCCGAGCTGGAGGGCTTCTATCTGCGCCAGCATGGCGAGGAAAAAGGCCGTCTGATTGCCTGTGCGCTGCTGGAAGATTTGATGCAGGCCGGGCCGCTGAAAGCCGCCCCGGCGCTGTCCTTCCTCGGGCTCGCCGTGATGGATGAGCTCTGCGCCCGCCATCTGACATCGCCTGTACTGCACTGAGGGAGAAAACCATGAAAATGAACGTAACGGACACCGTAAAACAGGCGTGCGGCCACTGGCCGCGCATTCTCCCGGCGCTGGGCATGAAAGTGATAAAAAACCGCCATCAGGCCTGCCCGGTGTGTGGCGGCGCTGACCGTTTCCGCTTTGACGATAAAGAGGGGCGTGGCACATGGTTCTGTAACCAGTGCGGCGCCGGTGACGGCCTGAAACTGGTTGAGAAGGTGTTCGGCATATCGGCATCCGAGGCCGCCGGGAAGGTGAACGCCGTCACCGGCAATATGCCGCCGGTGGCCCCGGAGGTGATGGCGGCCGCAGACGCCGGAACGGAAGCCGACCGCAAGGCGGCAGCCGCGCTGGCCGTCAGACTGCTGGAGAAAACCCGCCCGGCCACCGGCAACGCCTACCTGACCCGCAAGGGCTTCGCAGGTCGTGAGTGTCTGACGCTGACCGCGTCTCACAAAACCGGCGGCGTGGCCTACCGCGCCGGTGATGTGGTGGTGCCGCTGTATGACGAGTCCGGCGCGCTGGTTAACCTCCAGCTTATTAATGCTGAGGGGCTCAAGCGCACCCTGAAGGGCGGCGCGGTAAAAGGAGCGAGCCACACTATCGAAGGGAAAAAACAGGCCGGGAAACGCCTGTGGATAGCGGAGGGTTATGCAACGGCCCTTACCGTGCATCACCTGACCGGGGAAACCGTCATGGTGGCGCTGTCGTCGGTGAACCTTCTTTCTCTGGCGAGCCTGGCCCGTCAGAAACACCCGGCCTGTCAGATTATCCTCGCCGCAGACCGTGACCTGAATGGCGACGGCCAGACAAAAGCCGCCGCGGCCGCAGCAGCCTGCGAGGGCGTTGTTGCCCTGCCGCCGGTATTTGGTGACTGGAATGATGCGATGATGCTGAAGGGGGAGGACGCCACAAGGAAAGCCATTTATGCCGTCATCCGGCCAGCGGCACAAAGCCCCTTCGACACTATGAGCGAGGCGGAATTTACCGCCATGAGCGCCAGCGATAAGGCGATGCGGGTGCATGAGCATTACGGTGAAGCGCTGGCCGTGGACGCCAACGGCCAGCTCCTGTCCCGCTATGAAAACGGCATCTGGAAGGTAATTCCGCCGTCTGACTTTGCCCGCGATGTGGCCGGACTGTTCCAGCGCCTGCGCGCCCCGTTCTCATCGGGGAGAATTGCGTCGGTGGTGGAGACCCTGAAGCTGATTATTCCGCAGCAGGATGCACCGGCACGCCGTCTGATTGGTTTTCGCAACGGGGTACTCGATACCAGCTCAGGTATATTCAGCCCGCACAGCAAATCGCACTGGCTGCGCACCCTGTGCGATGTGGATTTCACCCCGCCGGTGGAAGGGGAAACACTGGAAACCCACGCGCCGAACTTCTGGCGCTGGCTCGACCGGGCGGCCAGTGGCAACCCGACAAAACGTAACGTGATTCTGGCCGCGCTGTTTATGGTGCTGGCGAACCGCTACGACTGGCAGCTCTTTCTCGAAGTCACCGGCCCCGGCGGCAGCGGGAAAAGTATTCTCGCCGAAATCGCCACGATGCTGGCCGGAGAGGATAACGCCACGTCAGCCGATATCGACACGCTGGAAGACCCCCGTAAGCGCGCTTCCCTGATTGGCTTCTCGCTGATACGTCTGCCTGACCAGGAGAAATGGAGCGGTGACGGTGCCGGACTCAAGGCCATCACCGGCGGCGATGCGGTCTCCGTTGACCCGAAATACCAGAATCCCTACTCGACGCATATTCCGGCGGTCATTCTGGCGGTCAACAACAACCCGATGCGCTTCACCGACCGCAGCGGCGGCGTGTCACGTCGCCGGGTAATCATCCACTTCCCGGAGCAGATAGCCCCGGAGGAGCGCGACCCGCAGCTCAGGGATAAAATCGCCCGCGAGCTGGCCGTGATTGTGCGCCAGTTAATGCAGCAGTTCAGCGACCCGATGAGTGCCCGCGCCCTGCTCCAGTCACAGCAGAACTCCGACGAGGCGCTCAGCATCAAGCGCGATGCTGACCCGACGTTTGATTTTTGCGGCTATCTGGAGGCGCTGCCGGAGCCGGACGGGATGTATATGGGGAACGCCAACATTATCCCGCGCCAGCCGCGGCTGTATCTGTATCACGCCTATCTGGTATACATGGAGGCCCACGGCTACAGGAATGCGCTCAGCCTGACCATGTTCGGCAAGGGGATCTCAGCCATGCTGAAAGAGTACGGACTGAATTACGAGAAGCGCCGCACAAATCAGGGGATGCAGACCAATCTCACGCTCAGGGAGGAAAGCAACGCCGACTGGCTGCCGAAGTGTGATGAACCCACCGCAACATAACCTATCCGGACCGGCATTGCCGGTCTTTTTTTGCCTGCTCACCGGCCAGAGTGAACAGTAAAGTGTTCACTGTTCACCAAGTATTCACCCGCTAACATTATGAAAGTAAAAAACAAAAACACCGAGTGAACAGTGTGAACAGTTTTTCCAGAAAAAACTTTTTACCCTCAAAAGTTATCAGACCGCGCAGTGCCTGGAGCGGACGTTGCTAACATCAGCCCTTGTTAATAAATTGGGATCAGGTCACTGGTATTAGTGAAAAACGGGAACCGATTAGTTCCCAT